AGCCGTGTCACGACAAAAAGACAGGAAACGAGGACTCGAGGCCCACCTACGCCTTTTAACGATAAATTATTTATTTTTTTATCAGTGAATCGGCGCCGGGGAGGGGCGGGTCACTTCTCTGTGGCGGAGATTCACAGGGAACGGCGCCCCCCTTCGTGTTAAAAATCGCGAAATTCAAAGGGGAGGGTATCAGGCATCGGGCCGGTCCGCGAAATGGTGTCCGCGAAAAGAACATCGAAAATACCGGAAAACCGCATGAAATAAAGCAAAATCGCGTGCGGGTGTCCTCGAAATTCAGAGTCCAAAAAGCAGTGATTAGTCAGAAATTGACCGCTGCTTTTTTTATGTTCTTTTCGAGGAATTCTAGAGTTTAGAACAGAATTTCGTGGACAGGAGGAACAATGGATATTTCAGAATTCACTGCCGCATGCGCAAAAAGGTTCTGCCCTGAGTGCGGATCGGCAATCATACTGAATGAACGCGGCCGGCCGAAAAGTTTCTGTTCGGACCGGTGTCGGTGGACATATAACAAGAGGCGCGAGCGCTTGCAGGCCAAGAAGGAGACGCGAAATGAAAACAGCAGAATTGAAAGTACTGCCGGTATCGGCACTTAACCCGGCAGAGTACAACCCGCGCAAAAAGCTCAAGCCGGGTGACAAGGAATACAAGAAGATCAAGAATTCTATCGAGGAGTTTGGATTTGCGGATCCGCTGGTAGTCAACGCTGATATGACTATCGTGGGGGGGGCACCAGCGGTTAACTGTGGCGATGGACTTGGGATACACCGAGGTGCCCTGCGCTGTGGTTGATGTTGACAAGACACGCGAGAAGGCGCTGAACATCGCGCTCAATAAGATCACCGGCGCGTGGGACGAGAACCTGCTGGCCGACCTTCTGAAAGACATTCAGGATTCGGACTTCGACCTGGGATTCACCGGTTTCGACCCTCCGGAAATCGAGACGCTTTTTAATAAGGTGCACTCGAAGGATGTGAAGGAAGACGACTTCGACGTGGCGGAGCAACTGTCAAAGCCTGTATTCTCGAAGCTCGGAGACCTGTGGTTCCTTGGACCGCACCGCGTGATCTGCGGCGACTCGACCGTGGGTGATGTCTACGCCCGCCTTATGGACGGGCAGAAAGCAAACCTTGTTCTGACGGATCCGCCATACAACGTCGACGTCGAAGAGACTGCCGGCAAGATCATCAACGACAACATGGGCGACGATGAGTTCTACAGATTCCTTCTCGCGTCATACCGGTGCATGCACGACAATCTTGCCGACGACGGCAGTATTTACGTGTGGCACGCAGACACGGAAGGTCTGAATTTCAGAAAGGCATTCAAGGACGCGGGTTTCTACCTCTCCGGATGCTGCATTTGGAAGAAGAATGCGCTGGTGCTGGGCCGCAGCCCGTACCAGTGGATTCACGAACCTTGCCTTTTCGGATGGAAGCAGACCGGAAAGCACCAGTGGTATTCGGACCGGAAACAGGTGACGGTCTGGGAATACGACCGGCCGCGTTCTTCGAAGGACCATCCGACCATGAAGCCTGTGGCGCTCATGAGCTATCCGATCAGGAATTCGACCATGACAAACGGTATCGTGCTCGACCCGTTCCTGGGAAGCGGAAGCACGCTGATTGCCTGCTGTGAGACGGACCGCGTCTGCAGAGGAATCGAGCTGGATCCCAAGTTCGTGGACGTGATTGTAAAGCGATACATGGCATGGCTGTTCGATCAGGGCCTTTCCGCAGACGTGTACGTGCTCAGGGACGGCCAGAAACTGACCTATGACGAGGTAACCGCTTGATTGTGTAAAGTGTCCATTTAAGGGACGCGCTTTTTGGTATGTTTATTATTTCCGAATACGTTGATTTATCCTCGGTTTAGAGTGATTAATACACTACCCGGAGGAATGGTCCACGGGCACAGGAAAAGGAGGAACATACCATGAAAGCAAACTACAACGTTACGGGCGCGGACCGCAAAGCGCTGGTGAACGCAATCAGCCAAATCTTGCAGACAAGAGCAAAGTACCTCGGGATGCCGACCGCAGCCTACCAGATTGGAGAGTACACGGTTTCGAAAGAGGGCATCCTTAGCACAGAAGGAGACGCGGACGCAATGGAGCGCCTGGTACACAACCTGATCAGCCTCGGATTTACGCCCGAAGACCACGAAGAAGAAGTGAAGGTTTCAATCAGCATGCCGGCAGCGATGCTTGACGAGGCGGCAAGGACGAACCTCGAACGCATGGTCGAGGCAAAAAGCGGACTTATGAAGCGGGCCTTCAGAGCCGACGAGCTTCCGGTCGAAGTCAGCGAGGACTGGGTGAACTTCCCCTGGTTCCCGGGCGACGCCTCACCGGACGCGATTCGAGCCTACGAGATTTTCATTCAGAAATTCTGCGAGATGGCCATCCGCCAGAAGCGCATCAACAACACCAAGAAGGAAATCGTCAACGAGAAGTACGAATTCCGCTGCTTCCTGCTCCGCCTGGGGCTGATCGGCGACGAATACAAAGCCGAGCGCAAGATTCTCATGCAGAACCTTTCCGGTTCCGCAGCTTTTAAGAGGGTATAAACTACACAATTCGCAACGCGGATGATTGGTGGTTTTACCTGATCGAAAAAGCTGGATAAATGTGTGGTTTAGAGTGATTAATACACTAACGAAAAACCACACCCCGCGAAAGGAGAAAAAGCCATGACATACCAGGAACGCATAATCGCCCACCACAGAGCAGAATTAGGAATCTACGAGGAACGCGAATTGCCGAGCAACTTCTGGGAACCGCAACCGGACGAGGAAGACCTCGAGAGGATGAGGCAGGAACAGGAAGACAACACACTGCTTTACGGAAACGACCCGCTGCCATTCGAATAAAACAGCAAAGGAAAGACCCTGCGGGGTCTTTTTCTTATGCGTGGAAGGAGGAGGTGCCTTATTGCGATCAGAGGCAGGAAGCCCACCCCGACAGCCATCAAGGAGCTGGAAGGGAACCCGGGCAGACGACAACTGAATAAGAACGAGCCTAAGCCCGATAAGAAAGCGCCCTCCTGTCCGAAATGGCTGGAACCCGAAGCGAAAAAGGAATGGAGGCGTCTTGCCAAGAAGATGGAGGCCCTGGGTGTCCTGACTGAGGTTGACATGGCCGCATTTGCCGGCTACTGCCAGGCATACGCCAGATGGAAGGAAGCCGAGGAATTCATCACGAAGCATGGCACCATCGTAAAAACACCGAGCGGATACTGGCAGCAGGTTCCGCAGGTGTCGATCGCACAGCAGTATCTAAAGACCATGAACCGTCTCGCGGAGCAGTTCGGACTCACGCCTTCCTCCAGGAGCAGGATCATCGGTGGTGTGGACGGAGCCGTATCCGAAGAGGATGAGATGGAGCGCCTTCTCGGAGGTGCCTAATGGCAACTAAAAAATGGCAATACAAACCGAGCAAGCTCATGCTGCCGACCTCTCACTACGACAAGGAGAAGGCGGACCGGGCTGTCTGCTTCATGCAGAACCTACGCCACACCAAAGGCAAGTGGGCCGGTAAGCGGTTCGTGCTCCTGCCGTGGCAGGAACAGATCGTGCGTGACTTGTTCGGAATTGTAAAAGCAGACGGCACAAGACAATTTCATATGGCATACATCGAGATCCCGAAGAAGAACGGAAAGAGCGAGCTGGCAGCCGGCATCGCTCTTTATTTGTTGTATGCAGACGGTGAGGCCGGCGCGGAAGTTTACGGTGCTGCGGCGGACCGTGGCCAGGCGTCAATTGTTTTTGACGTGGCGAGACAGATGGTGAATCAGAGCCGCGCCCTTTCGCGCAGGGCAAAGATCAACGTCTCGTCGAAGCGGATCGTCAACTACAGCAACGCGGGATTTTATCAGGTCCTTTCTGCAGAATCTTCGACGAAACACGGCATCAACGTTTCGGGACTCGTTTTCGATGAGCTCCACGCGCAGCCAAACAGAACTCTGTTCGACGTCCTTACCAAGGGCTCCGGTGACGCGAGAACACAACCGCTGTTCTTCACGATCACGACAGCGGGGAACGACAAGAACACGATCTGTTACGAGCAGCATACCAAGGCGCTGGACGTCTTGGAGGGAAGAAGGATTGATCCGACGTTCTATGCTGTGGTCTACGGCCTCAAGGAAGGCGAAGACTGGCATGACGAGGCGAATTGGTACAAGGCAAACCCGTCCCTGGGCGAGACGATCACGATCGACCGCGTGCGGGAAGCGTATCAGAACGCGCTGGAGAACCCTGCGGAAGAAAACGTATTCAAACAGCTCAGATTGAATATCTGGACCAACGCGACAGTCGTGTGGATTCCGGAGCACATCTACGAGAAGGGCAACTCCCCGATCGACAAGAATGCGCTGCGGGGCAGGGACTGTTACGCGGGACTCGATCTTTCGAGCACTTCCGATATCACGGCACTCGTCCTTGTATTCCCACCAAGGAACGAGACGGAGAAGTACATCGTGCTGCCGTTCTTCTGGCTTCCGGAGGACACGTTGGAGCTCCGCTGCCGGCGCGACCACGTGCCCTATGACGTCTGGGAGAAGCAGGGATACATCAACGTGACCGAGGGGAACGTTATCCACTACGGATTTATTGAGAAGTTCATAGTGGAGCTTGGGAAGACCTACCACATCCTCGAGATCGCCTACGACCGGTGGAACGCGACACAGATGGTCCAAAACCTCGAGGGTGAAGGATTCACGATGATTCCATTCGGACAGGGATTCAAGGATATGAGCCCGCCATCGAAGGAGCTGTACAAGCTGCTGATGGAGGGAAGCATCATCCACGGTGGAAATCCGGTTCTTCGCTGGATGGCCATGAACGTGGTCATGCGGCAGGATCCTGCCGGCAACATCAAACCGGACAAGGACAAATCGGTGGAAAAGATCGACGGTATCGTCGCCGAGATCATGGCGATCGACCGCTGCATCAGGCACGAAGGAGAAGCGCAAAGTGTATACGACGATCGCGGCATCTTCGTTTTTTAACGACAAAGGAGGAGCTGAAAAATGAAATTAGGGAATCTGATACCTTCCAATAAGGCGCGGGCAGAGCCGCCATCCGTCCAGAATGCCACGTCTGGTGCGAGATACAACTTTTACACAGGACCGACGATCGCAGGAAAACGGGTGAATCAGCAATCCGCCATGCAAATGACGGCAGTGTACTGCTGCGTCCGAATCATCGCTGAATCGATCGCGGGGCTTCCTCTTTTCCTTTATGAGGAGCTGCCTGGCGGCCGAAAACAGAAAGCGGTGAATCATTCGCTGTACAGAATCCTGCATAGCGAGCCGAATCCGGAAATGACCTCGTTCACGTTCAGAGAAACCATGATGACTCACCTGCTCCTGTGGGGCAACGCTTACGCGCAGATCATCCGAGACGGGCGCGGACAGGTCCTCGGGCTTTACCTTCTCATGCCTGACAGGATGGAAGTGGACCGTGATAAGAACAAGCGGATCATATACCGGTACCGGCACCAGAGTGACGAGGCTGGCACGATGAAAGACAGCACCATCGAGATCCCGCCCGAACAGATCCTGCACATCCCCGCGCTCGGGTTTGATGGACTGGTCGGATACAGTCCGATCGCGATGGCCAAGAACACCATCGGAATGAGCATCGCCTGCGAGGAATACGGGTCTTCGTTCTTTGCGAACGGGGCCGCGCCGGGCGCCGTCCTCGAGCACCCAGGAACACTCAAAGACCCCGCGAAGGTAAGAGATAGCTGGAATGAAGCATTTCGCGGAAGCGCGAAAGCGAACAAGATCGCCGTCCTCGAGGAAGGGATGAAATACACCCCGATCAGCATCCCGCCCGAACAGGCGCAGTTCTTGGAAACGCGAAAATTTCAGCTCGATGAGATAGCTCGAATCTTCCGCGTTCCGCCGCACATGATCGGCGACCTCGAGAAATCGTCCTTCAACAACATAGAGCAGCAGTCGCTCGAATTTGTGAAGTACACACTAAACCCGTGGGTCTGCAGAATCGAGCAGGCGATCACAAGAGCCCTTCTCAATGAAAATGAGAAGGACAAGTACACGGTCAGGTTTAACGTTGACGGCCTGCTTCGTGGTGACTATATGAGCCGCATGCAGGGCTACGCTGTGGCCCGGCAGAATGGCTGGATGAGCACCAACGATATCCGCACGCTCGAAGACCAGGACCTTGTACCGGCAGAGGAAGGCGGAGATTTGTATCTCATCAACGGCAACATGACAAAACTGAAAGATGCGGGCCTTTTCGGAGGTGCCGCGAGCAACGTAGGAACAGGAGGAGCATCCAATGAAAAAGTTCTGGAATTGGATAAGAAACAGTGACGCCGGAGGCGGACAGGAAGAGCGCGTCCTCCGTATGGACGGTGTCATTGCAGAAGATTCGTGGTTCGGTGATGAGGTCACACCGCAGATCTTCAAAGAGGAACTGAACGCGGGCTCCGGGGATATCACGGTTTGGATCAACAGCCCTGGTGGTGATTGTTTCGCGGCTGCGCAGATTTACAACATGCTGCGTGAATACCCGGGCAATGTCACGATCAAGGTTGACAGCCTCGCGGCATCGGCCGCCTCGGTCATTGCGATGGCCGGCGACAACGTACTGATCAGTCCGGTCGGAATGATGATGATTCACAACCCGGCAACGATGGCCTGGGGCGACCACATCGAGCTCACCAAGACGATCGAGATGCTGGACGAGGTGAAGAACTCCATCATCAACGCGTACATGGTCAAGACCGGAATGTCGCGCAGCAAGCTCTCAAGGCTCATGGATGAGGAGAGCTGGATGAACGCGGCCAAGGCGATCGAGCTCGGATTTGCAGACGGCATGATCGAGGGCAAGGCAGCTCAGGCGGCCCTGCCGGGCGACCCCGACGTAGACGAGGACGACGAGGATGATGAAGACGACAAGCTGAATATGGCTGCCGCAGCAGGCATCCCTGCGCCGATGATTTTCTCGCGGGCATGTTACACGACAAACGTGACAAACAAGCTCAAGAGCTACGCGGAGCAGAACCGCAAAAAGGAACCCGACGACTCACGTAACGCAGACGAGCTGATGTCCCGTCTGATGGAAATCAAAAACCACTTCTAAAGGAGGAAGAAAAATGGCACTTACACTCAACGAGCTGTACACAAAGAGAGCAAAAGCATGGGAAGCAGCTAAGGCATTCCTGGACACTCACCGCAATGCCGAGACTGGCTGCCTTTCCGGTGAAGACGTACAGATGTACGAGCGCATGGAAAATGAGATCACCAACCTGAGCGCCGAGATCGAGCGCTCCAAGAAGCTCGAGGCATTCGAGGCAGAGCTGAAGAAGCCGGTCAACACACCGCTCATGGGCAGACCGGGCACAGTCGGCGCAGAGGAGAAGACTGGCCGCGCATCCCACCAGTATACCGTGGATATGCTCGAAGCTATGCGCACGCATTTCAGAACGGTTACTGACGTACTCCAGGAAGGCACCGACAGCGCTGGCGGATACCTTGTACCGGAGGAGTGGGATTCCCGCCTGATCGACAAGCTCGAATCTGAGAACATCATGCGTAAGCTCGCGACCGTCATCACGACCAGCGGCGAGCACAAGATTCCGATTGTGGCTACCAAGCCGGCCGCAGCATGGATCGATGAAGGCGCCGCGCTCACGTTCGTCGATGAGACATTCGGTCAGAAGGTTCTTGACGCGCACAAGCTGCACATCGCGTTCAAAGTGACGGAGGAGCTGCTCTACGACAACGCGTATAATCTTGAGGGACACATCATTGATCAGTCTGGCAAGGCACTGGCCAATGCCGAGGAGGAAGCGTTCATGGTCGGAAACGGCACCGGAAAGCCGACCGGCATTTTCGATGCAACGAACGGTGGCACTCTGGCCGTCACGACCAGCACGCTTAAGGCAGACAACATCTTCGATCTGATCTACAGCCTCAAGCGCCCGTACCGGAAGAATGCGTCCTTCATTATGCAGGATGCGACGATCGCCGCTGTCAGAAAGCTCAAAGACGGCAACGGAGCCTATATGTGGCAGCCGTCCTACCAGGCGGGAGAACCGGACAAGCTGTGCGGCTACACCATCAACCCGTCAGAGTACGCTCCGGAAGCGACTGCCGGCAAAAGCCCGATCGCATTCGGCGATTATTCCTACTACAACATCGGCGACAGAGGCACGAGATCCATGCAGGAGCTGCGTGAGCTGTTTGCCGGCAACGGCATGATCGGCTACGTCGCAAAGGAGCGCGTCGACGGCATCCTCGTTCTGAAGGAAGCGGTCCAGCTCCTTAAGATTCAGGCTTGATCGGTAGCAGAGTGAACCATGAGGGAGCGTAGGGCTCCCTCGCACCATTTCGGAGGGTTTTACACATGTACAATTCTAAGAATTATTCCGAGCAGGGCGGAGACGTTCTGCATATCGGTGGTGAGCTTATTTTTGACGAAGGTGCGAAGTTCGGTGGTGGACCGATTCCGAATCAGGCAGCGGAGTCCCCGGGCAGCGATACGGTCGCGAAGGTCCGCACGAGCCTGAATGCCCTTCTGACCAAGCTCAAGGACGCAGGGCTCATGGTCGGCGACGCGTGGAGCGTGTCCGTCCTTGCCTGCCCGACACCGGCAGCGATGCCGACAGAAGAGACAGCGACCAACAGCGGCCATGCGACCGTCACGATCGACGGGACGGAGATCACGATCACGCTGGACTGCGAAGTTAAAGACCTTGACGATGCGGACCACGGTGAGAAATGGGGCGAGCACAAGTGGCTCGGATTCGGAGTCCGCACCGGTCTTGCCTCTGTTGCAGGCGTAAAATTCACGGACGACACCGGCGCATCCGCGACGCTGGGTGACAGCGATGCGGCCGAGGCGACGGCGCTCGGCCTGTCTGCCGGCGACTTCGTGCTGTATATCAAGGCCGACGATCCGGAGTACCTGCTCGGGGCTAAGGACTTCAACCTC